TTAACAAAAAATGCAGAAGACGATAATAAGTTTCACAAAGCGTATGCTTTTGCGATTCAGTCAGTTGCTGGAAAGATTTTAACATTTCACATTATGACTGATTACGGAATGTTAAGGTCAAGAGTTCCAATCTCTGAGATATTCATGGAAGTACCTAAAAATGATATACCATTTCATTTTAAACAACTTTGGGATTGTTTCTCTGAAAATGTTACAATAACCACTTATGATTATTTGTATGAAAAAAGGTGTCAGGTCGTTTTAAGAGATGGGTCAAAAATTTGGGCAACATATCTTATGACAGTAGACTGGTATAGAAATCCATATTCTGATGAACCTTCAGATTATAAATGTGGACATATTTTAATTGCTGATGATGGATATCTTTTGTGTCAACCAAACAACAGAATTTATTGGAAAGACTCAAACTGGATTACTAATAAATTCCCGATAGAACCTAAAGAAATAAAAGTGGATACTGATTTACCTTCAGTTGAAACTTTATCTGACAGATGGGTTGCTGAAGATGGAGATTGTTACTATTATAATATTACTGAAATTAAATAGTTCCATATTTATATGATATGGCAAACGGAAAAACATATGGTATAACATTTCCATTTAGGGATTCATTTGATGGAAAGTATTTAGACCTTACAGATTTTGAAGACCAAGAAGTTAGAAGTAGTTTAATTCACTTACTTTTAACAAGAAAAGGGGCAAGATATTTTTTACCTGATTTTGGTACAAGACTGTATGAATATATATTTGAGCCTTTGGATGGACCAACATTTAATCAGATTGAATCTGAGATAAGAGACTCCGTTGAAAAGTACATCCCAAATCTTCAGATAAATGGTATTTCAGTAACTGATGCTAGTACAGAAGAAAATACTGCGGCAACTACTCAAGATGGAATAGTTAATAATACCATAGCACTACCTGGCAGAAGTAATTTAGAATATACTGCAAAAGTGAGAATTGATTATACAATCACAAATAATGTATTTAATCAGAGTGATTTTATAATTATTAATATATAAAAGTAATGGCTAACAAACAAATATCATATACTACAAGAGACTTCCAAAATATTAGGAATGAATTAATAAATTTTACAAAATCATATTACCCTGATTTAGTTCAAAATTTTAATGATGCTGCGATTTTCAGTGTCTTTATGGATTTGAATGCTGCCGTTACTGACAATCTACATTATCACATTGATAGAAGTTTACAAGAAACAGTTTTACAATATGCCCAAGAAAGGTCTTCAGTTTTTAACATCGCAAGAACTTATGGTTTAAAAATTCCTGGATTAAGACCATCGGTTGCATTGGTTGAATTTTCTATAACCGTTCCAGCCTTTGGTGACAAAGAAGATTTAAGATATTGTGGTATATTAAGAAGAGGTAGTCAAGTACAAGGTGCGGGTCAAATATTTGAACTTCCCAATGATTGTAATTTTTCATCTGACTTCGACTCAAACGGATTTGTTAATCGACTTGTTATTCCTAACTATGATTCTAATAATATAATTGTTAACTATACCATTGTTAAAAGAGAGGCTGTGGTTAATGGGGTTACAAAGGTTTTTAGAAAAACAATTTCAAATGTTGAATCAAGACCATTTTATGAATTGTTTTTACCTGAAAGAAATGTACTTGGCGTTACTGGAGTTTTATTAAAAGACGGAACCAATTACACAAATGTACCTTCGGCTCAAGAATTTTTGGGAGCAAACAATAGATGGTATGAAGTACAGGCACTTGCCGAAGATAGAGTCTTTATAGAAGACCCCACAAAAACTTCTGATACACCTGGTGTTAAAGTTGGTAGATACTTACAAACAAATGATAGATTTATAACTGAATATACACCCGAGGGGTATATGAAATTAACTTTTGGTGGAGGTAATACCTCAACAGATGAATTACTTAGAGAGTTTGCAAGAAATGGACAACCTTTAGATTTGTCAAAATATCAAAACAATTTTTCATTAGGTTCGGTATTAAAACCAAACACAACTTTGTTTGTTCAGTATAGAATTGGAGGAGGACTTTCATCTAATATAGGGGTGAATGTTATTAATGGAATTGCTACTGTTAATTTTGCGGTTAATGGACCATCACAAATTATAAACAATGGTGTTATACAGTCTTTATCTTGTAATAATACAACTGCGGCAATTGGAGGGGCAAATTTCCCAACAACTGAGGAAGTTAGAAACTTTGTAACATTTAATTTCGCGGCTCAAAATAGAGCAGTTACTGTTAATGACTATGAAGCATTACTTAGAAAAATGCCATCACAGTTTGGTGCACCGGCAAAGGTTTCGATAACTGAGGAAGATAATAAGATTAAAATTAATGTTTTATCTTATGATGCAACTGGTAAACTAACTTCTTCGGTTTCAAATACATTAATGGCAAACATTGCAAACTATTTATCAAATTATAGAATGATAAATGATTACATTTATGTATTTCCAGCAAATGTAATAGACTTATCATTTGATATGTCTGTGGTATTAGATGCTTCACAAAATCAGGGAATAATTGTTTCAAATATTATATTAAAAATCTCTGATTACATGAACCCAATTAATAGACAAATGGGTCAAAATGTTAATATATCTGAAATGAGAAGAATAATCCAAGAAGAAGATGGGGTTATTAGTGTAACTGATATTTCGGTATTTAATAAAGTAGGTGGGTTATATTCTTCATCTGAAACATCACAAAGATATTTGGACTCAACAACAAGACAAATTGAAATTATCGATGAAACAATATTTGCCGAACCTCGACAAATATATCAAGTTAGATTCGATAACCAAGATATACTTGTTAGAGTTAAAAATTTAAGTACAACCAATTTCTCCTAATTCTTTATTTTTTGAAAAAATAGAGTACACTATTTATAAAAAAAATAGTTATGCCCAATTCTTATAGAATTAGAACCGAAGTAGGAACAAACAAAACAATACAAGTTAATTTAGACCAAGACTTTGACAAATTAGAAATATTATCATTATCTATATTTCCTAATGATGTATATACAAGAAGTTGTGCTGATTTTGGGGTAGTTTGTGGTAGAGTGTTTGCTAACAGAGGTTTGGGACTTGTAAACGCCAGGGTTTCTATTTTTATACCAATTTCAGAAGAAGATGAATCAAACCCTATAATTTCCACATTATACCCTTATAAAAGTTTTGAAGATTTCAATGAAGATGGGTACAAGTATAATCTTTTACCTTATTCACAATCTTACTCAGGTCACGTACCTGTTGGAACATTTCCTGACAGATTAGATGCATTAACAAATCCGTCGGTTATCGAAGTTTATGATAAGTATTATAAATTTACGGCTAAGACTAATGATGCTGGTGACTTTATGATTTTTGGTGTTCCCATTGGACAATACCAAATTTTCATGCAAGTTGACTTATCGGACATTGGCGAATTTTCACTTGCTCCACAAGATTTGATAAGAATGGGAAGGGCAGTTGAAAGCCAAGTAAACGGAACTAAGTTTAAGTTTTCTGAAAACTATAGTGAATTACCTCAGATTGTTACTTTAACTAAAACTATTCAGGTTGCTCCTTTTTATGGAGAAGAAGGAGTTTGCCAGCATTATATTGTAAGAGCTGACTTTGACCTTACTAGTGAAGCGTCTATTGAACTCAAACCAACTGCGGTTTTTATGGGTTCACTAATCTCTACAAGTAATAAGAAAAAGTTAAAAAGAAATTGTAAAGTACCATCTAAACAAGGTTGGTTATGTGATTTGATTGCCGGACCTGGTCAGATTGACACTATAAGACAAACTATTTTTACAGATGATGACGGTAGACCTATACTTGAAGAATTTAGACTTGAGAATGACGGTAAAGTAATTGATGAAAATGGAGCATGGGTAGTTGAGATACCTATGAATTTAGATTACCAATATACTGATGAAAATGGAATTAGAAGAATTTCTCCAGATGGTAGCGTTGGTGTTCCTGTTAGGTCTAGATATAGATTTAAAATAAAATGGCAACAATCTACTTCTTTGAGTGAAGAAAATAGAAGAGGTTATTTTTTGGTACCAAATATTAAAGAATGGGGTTGGACTCAAAGTGATACTGACACATATGACCCTGCGAAAAATCCACCATCAGAAGGTTCTATAACATTAAATGATGATGATGGAGTTGAGAATATTTCTTCATTTACACAATATTACATAGTAACTGGTGCAGATAACGTGTCGGAATGGACTGTATCTGTTAATGGAGTTGTTAGACCTGACCTAAAATACACCATTCCTATGCCTCTTTTATCTGGTCCTGGACAATTAATCGAAATCAATTTTACTAGAGTAGACTCAAATGTTAATGGGTTTCTTCTTGTTGATGTATATTCTGAGGAAGAGTTCCAAGCTCAGTGTTCATATGCTTATAGTTTAAGTTGGGCGGACTATGGAACAACTGAAATGATTCAAGAGGCTATAGACTGCGAAGATAGATTTTTTGAATTTTCATACAATAAAGTTTATACGGTATCACAATTAATTGATAGATTTTCATCATCTTTTGTACCTCAAAAATCGATTCAGATAAAATATGTTAATGATGATAAGTGCGAGGGAGAAAAAAACCCATTTCCTGTAAATGATGCATATTACAGATATGATATATTATTCATTTTGTTTAGTTTCATTATTGGGCTGTTCAAATTTATTTTTATTCCATTAACTATTATTTTACACGTATTGGCACTACTATGGCCAATATTGCTTGCAATTATTCTTGTGTTTATTGTTATTTTAAACATAATAATTGTTATTTGTAATTTGATAAACAGGATAGTGGCAGGAATCGCGGCAATATTTGACGCTGGAGAAAATTTAGGTTCATGTCCCGAATATATTCCAATCAATTTTTCACAATTAAGAATCAACCCATTTAAAAATATTCAATTACCATTATTTCTATATACTGAAGACGGATGTGTTAGGTGTAGATGTAATATTAGTGATTTAGATTTAGATGAGGAAAACAACTCAATTGCAGTTGCTCTTATTGATAATGCTGAACAATATAATGAAATTAACGTATCAAATTTGGCAAATTTGACAACCTTAAATGAGTATACCCCACAGGAGGCATTATTATATGGTGTTGGAGGTGGGGCTGAAAATTATAAATTAGGAGGTACTTGTGGTACAATGGAATTTGCTACACACAGTGATGAAACAGGAGGTGAAGGGGGGGTTACTAATGACCCTTTGAATATTGCAAAAATTTTACAATCGGGATGGAATTCTGATGAAAAATTAAGCTGGATAAGATTACCAATTTTTGAAGGGAATGACGGGTCTACAAATTTTCAGAGGTTTTCACTTGGACTTACAATTGCTGAAAGATTAAATCTTTTTAATACTAAAGCAAAATATTTTGATAATGTTACAAATTTTTGGGGAGGGACAGCTAACCCTAACTCAAAAGACGAGTCTATTAGTCCGGGTAATTATGGGTGGAATCAGGTTAAAGTCACATGGAATCCGACAAATAATAATCCAGACACAAAATATCATTTTGATAATGTATTAGTTTTGGTATACGACTCAGGTACCTTTAACCAAGGAGATATTGTTACTTTCCAAGACCCCGCTGAATCCCAAGACCCAAATGTTAATGATACTTTAGGTGTATTTACTAGACACTTACAACGGACAGTTACATATGCTAACCCTGATTTTGAAGGACCACCAGTGTCAACCACAACTTATACGATGCCAATTGCAGGAGCTAACTCTATAACTGGAACCACCTGCTTCCCAATGGACATTGAATATTTTCAAGTTATTCAAACCATATCATATGATGAATATATATTGGCAACAAGTATGACAGCTGGAGGGGCTGGTGGAAGTAATATTAGCTATGCTCAACAAATTTCAAATAATCAGTCACAGATTTCATATGACGCTAGATTTTCACTACCTTATAGATTTTTAAGGACTAATGCTGGTCAATATAGATATTGGGGGACATGTAATGGATGTGATGGAATTCCGGCAAACGCTGGACCTTTAAATTACCCAATATCAAATTACTGTTCATCGGCAAACCTATCAAACGCTAGTAGAGTTTATACTAGAAGATTTGGTAATGGTACAGATTGTGTCCCAAGATGTTTTGACCATCTTACATTTACAAGTTACCATGCGGATGATTGGAGTTCTCTTAATACTTCTAATTTGAGAATTATGTTTTTGCAAAGAGGGGTTGACCCCAATTCTCAAACAATACCAGTAAGGTATGATTTAAGAAGATTATTTGGTTCAACCACAAGCTGGTCAAGTAACAATATTGGTAAAGCGGGTATAACAAGCCAACAATTTAATAATCCGTTTGTAAATCAGTACATTATTTTTACTGCTCCGGCAATGAAAATGAATATACCAATCCAAGGAAGTAGTACGGATGTCAATAACCCAAAGGGACTTAGATTACCATATCATGAATTTTTCTTAAATAATGACCCATCAGGGGTACCTGCAAATTCATTACCCTTATTTTACCAAAGTTATAATTTTCAGTATATCGACACTGTGGATATTCCATTTTTTACTTTTCCAAGTACTATGGCAACATATTACTCTGCTTTGAGTAAATACTCTAGATTTCTTCATGGACAATGGAATCCAGGTGTTACTGTAAGCTCAGGAGTTATAGATGAAACAACACAATTTTTTAATGGAGGTTTATATGATGGAATTCTTTGCGTGGACCCTTTTAATAATGGTTTTGCAAAAAATTTGGTTAGAGAAATTAGAATTGAAGACACCTATCAATGTTACTTGAATTCGACTAGTGTTATACAACAGAGATATCCTTTTGTTATACCTTCGGCATATACTGTACTCCCACAATATAATAGTAATGGAAATTGGATATTAGGAGTACAAGTTGTGGAAGCATGTGGAAATGGAAATTCTGATGGTTCTTCACTATTTGAGGCAAATTGTTATGATGGTCCTAATAGCGTATATCAATCTCCATATAATGGAGCGGGTACAGGTAGGTATTGTAATATATACGGTGGCTACGGTGACCAAAATGTATATTATCACACTTTAAGAAGAAATGTTGAAACAAATGACACATCTGGTTATTTTGGAAGAGAGTATGTCGAGGGTTCTTCTGTTTTTTTAGGTAAACTAATAACACATTGGGATTATCAAGCTTCAGTATTTAGAGGGTGCCCTTTAGGATATTTTGTTTCTAATGCTGATGATGATTTGTGGGTATTACCACAACAAAATCCACTAGACTTTGATTATGCGAGTACATATCAACAAGTGGGAGTTAACCCTTGGAATTATAATTTACTTAGACAAAGAGACCATTATTTTACTGAACAAACCGCAACATATTTTTCACCAGTTTATGCCGGTTTCCCATCAGATGTACCAGTTGATGTTGCGGGAGGTTATAACGCTCAAACTTGGCACGTTGACCCAAATCATACAATACAAATCACAAATAAAAACTATAATGTATTTAGAACAGACAGGTTACCATCCTCAAAGCAAGTAACTAATAATGGGTATAATAATACAATGTTACTTCATCAAAATGCTGGATTTGCGATTTTTAAATTATCTGGATGTGACATAACACAAGTTGGAGGAGGAGATGTTGACTTGGAAACAATATCTGTAGAAGTTGACACAGAGTTTATACCAGGTGGTGCGGATGGACCATTGGCTGATGTTTTATTATCGGTAAGTCAATGTGACAGAGCTGTGGATTTGAATAGTTATTATGTTACCCCTTCAGGAGCCCCTGGAATACACCCACCAATTCCATATAGTGAAAATCCAGCGGCTGGAGCTGATTATCTTTGGTTTGAAAGAGGAACAGGGTGTTACAATCTTGTATCGAAACCATTTGTCTCACTTTTTGGATTTAGTTTACCTGATGTCACCCCTTTAGGAGGAGGAGAAACCTACACACCTAAATATTCTGACATTAGAAGTGTTGTAGAATGGACACAAAGACTTAAATTAACATTTGCTTTATGCTTTGACATATTTTCACAAACATTTTCTAATAATTGGATTAATGGTACTTTATACGCTTTCTCTTTTCAGATGGCAACATTTTTTGACAGCGATAATCAACCATACAAAGACTATTGTAGAGACACAATATTCTTCAATAGACAAATTAGAAATTTCTTTTATAGAAGTAGTCCATATGACGGAACTAATTTTGTAGGTAAGTTAAAATATGACCTTTCAGACCCAAGTGTAAATAAGTATGGTAATCTAAAAA